TTTGGCTTGTGGAAATGCCAAAGATACGTGGCGGTAAACAGACCGTTGTTTCAGGCGCGCACAGACTTGATCTTGCTTGCTTGCTTTTTGATGATCTGTCACCAATCCTTGAGGAGTACTACGGCGCGAAGATCGTCAAGTCGTACGGTCGTTACCAAGCCACAATGCCAGACGGCAGCAAATGGTGGGTCAAAGCGTTAAAGCCAAACCAAGGTCACGGTATGAGCATTGACCTTGTGATCGTGGACGAGTTATTTGACGTCAACCCCGACTCGGTTGAGGGCGGTCTGTTGCCGGCACAGCGCGCACGAAAAAACCCGTTGGCGTGTTTCTTTAGTACTGCTGGAACGGAAGAATCAATCTTGTTTCAGCGTTGGCGTGAGGCAGGCATTCGAGCAATAGACAAAGGCGAGCCGTCCACGATGTACATGGCGGAATGGTCGCCCGACCCAAGCCTTGACCCGCTGCACCCTGCATCATGGGCGTGGGGTAACCCTGCACTTGGTCACACGTTAGACATGGACACCATCCGACAAGAATCCACAAACCCCGATCGGGCAAGTTTCTTACGGGCCAGTCTTAACCTTTGGGTCAGCGTTGTGCGCGGTTGGATTGAGCCAGGGCGTTGGCCGTCATTGGAATACACAGGTGACATACCTAGCGGTGGGGTCGTGGCGATCGAGTCTTCGCTGGACGACTCCCGATACAGCGCGACCAGATGCGTCAACCTGTCAGACGGTCGGGTGCTTGTCACCGTGGCATTCATCGCCGAGTCAATCACAGAGCTGTGGGACAACGTGCAAGAACTTGCCAAAGACCCGACGATCAGGTTTGCCTTGTCGCCGACCGTGGACGCAACGTGCCCACCGAACATTGAGCGCCGCAGGGTCGTGGTCGGCTACGCAGAACTAGGACGGTTTACACCGCTCGCCAAAAACATGATCGCCGAAGCGCGGCTACTGCATACAGGAGAAAAACTGTTGGCCGAACATGTCCAGCGCGCCGTTGCTGTTCGCACCGACAACACGATCGTTCTATCCAGCAAACGATCACCTGGCCCAATTGAGTTAGCGCGAACAATGGTCTGGGGTATCGGCCTATGTGCCCGTCCAGTCAACAGCGGAAAGCCCATGCTTGTCGCAGTAAATAACTAAGATAAACGCGGCGACCGCGCACCTTGCCTTTTGTCGGAATCGGATAAGTCATGCGCGGTTGCCACTTATATGACAAAGTAGGAACATGGCGATCTTCAACAAAACCAGAAAAGCAGCGATAAGCCCAGCGCCAACCAAAGCGGCAGCTGCGGCTGGTGGCTACACGGTCAACGCTGCCGGCGTAAACATGATCGGCCAGTACTACACCTACCAAGAAGGCGAAGCGCGCAATCGCGCAATCAGCGTTCCAACAATTAACCGCGCTCGAGATTTGATGGCATCTGTAATTGGCTCAATGCCATTGCGCTCATACAACGAGTTTTGGAATGGCGAAGAAATGGAACGCATTTACATCGCGCCACGTTCATGGATGCGACGACCAGACCCAACCGTGTCCGCACAATTCCTCATGAGCTGGACACTCGATGACCTCATGATGTTTGGGCGCGCGTTTTGGTACATCACGTCACGCACCGCAGACGGCTACCCAGCATCATTTACTCGACTGCCTGCAGGCTCAATTACTACACAAGACATGGCTGGCCCAGTTTGGTTTGCACCATCTAAAGAAGTGTATTTCCAAGGCGGAATGTTAGACCCAGCAAACCTTGTTCAATTCTTGTCGCCAGCGCAAGGCATGATCTACTCGGCACCTGGCGCAATTGAAACTGCGCTAAAACTTGAAGCAGCGCGCAATCGCAACGCATCGTCAAGCATTCCTGCCGGCGTACTTAAGCAGACTGGTGGCGAACCACTCAGCGCGCAGGAACTTGCTGATTTGGCATCGGCGTTTAATGCTGCGCGAGCAACCAATCAGACCGCTGCGCTTAACGAGTATTTGACATACACGGAAACAAACAGCACACCAGACAAGATGCTTTTGATTGAAGCGTCGCAATATCAGGCACTTGAAATGTCGCGTCTAGCAAATGTTCCGCCGTATTTGGTGGGCGTTGCGACTGGCGCTTATTCATACCAGTCATCACAGCAAGCGCGCGCCGATCTTTACTTGTTCGGCGTAAAACTATATGCCGATGCGATTGCTGGCGCGCTGTCAATGGACAACGTGCTTCCGCGCGGAACATATGTGGAGTTTGACGCTAAAGAATACCTAGAAGAAAACTTTATGGCCGATCAGATGGACGACCGTGAAGAAATCGTAAGAGAAAACACACAAGAGGAGTTAGCACAATGATTAAGTTAATTGCAGGAGATTTTACGGTTGACGCCGCAATTGGCGATGCACCGAAACGCATGATCTCTGGAACCGCCGTTCCGTACAACGTGCCGGCAGTAGTCAGCGATGGAACAGCTGTGATTTTTAAGCCAGGCTCAATGCCAGTCGAGGGCAAAGCACCACGCCTGTTTATGTACCACGATGCCAGCCAGCCAGTCGGCGTTGTCACCGAACGCGTGGACACCGAAGAAGGCATGATGTTTAGCGCCAAGATCAGCGCAACTACCCTCGGCAATGACGCTTTGGTTATGGCCTTAGACGGCACCATTGACCAAGTCTCGGTTGGCGTAAACCCGACCAAGTTCTCGTATGACGAAGAAGGCACAATGATCATTGAGTCAGCCGACTGGATGGAATTATCTCTAGTTCCGATTGGCGCTTTTGGCGATGCCGCAAACATCACCAAAGTCGCAGCGAGTATCCACCAAGAGCCCGAAGAAGTAGTGTTAAATGAAGAAGTAACCCCAGTAGAGGAGAAACCAGAAATGTCCGAAATAAACGAAACCGCAGTTGAGGCAACCATCCCTACTGCACCAGTATTCGCACAAGCAAAGCGCGAGTTCCGCATGCCATCAGCAGGCGAGTACTTGGCTGCCTACCACATCGGTGGCGACACGTTCCGCAAGGTAAACGAATCATTTGTTGAAGCAAACAAGTCAAAGCGAAGCGTCCTTGAAGCAGCTGCGGGCGATATCGCCACGACAGACACACCTGGCCTCTTGCCAATCCCAGTACTTGGGCCAGTCTTCCAAGACATCAACTACATTCGACCATTCATTTCTGCGATCGGCGCACGCGCATATCCAGATGGCGGATCGTCAAAAACTTTTATTCGTCCAACGATCACTACGCACACCGAAGTTGCAGAACAAACTGGTGCAGTTGAGTTCGGTGCAGCAGCAGCTCGCACAATGGTGATTGCAGCAAACTCAATCACAAAGAAAACTTTTGCAGGACAAGTAACGCTTTCCGTACAGGACATTGACTTCACATCGCCAGCAGCAATGCAGCAAATCTTGCAAGACCTTATGGGTCAGTACATGATTGCTACTGACAATTTTGCAGTTGACACATTTGTTACCGCAGCCACAACCTTGGGTACTTGGGGTGGAACAACAGCAGGTTTCATTAGTGACATCTACGAAGCAGCTGCAGCCATTTCAAGCGGTTCAAACTTGTTCCCAACTCACCTAGTATGTGGCGTTGACACATGGAAAAAAATTGGCAGTCTTGTTGACAAAGATGACCGACCAGTATTCCCAAGTGTTGGAGCACCGGGTCTTGGCGGATACAACACGCTTGGCGCAGGCAACGTAACCAACTGGTCAACGACAAATCCATTGGGCTTGCAAATCATCGTTGACAGCAACGTGGCAGCAAAAACCTTGGTCGTGTTCCATGCACCAGCAGCCGAGTACTACGAGCAAATCCGTGGGCTCATGTCAGTTGAAAACCCTGGCACTTTGTCAAGGACATTCTCCTACTACGGCTACGCATCATCGTTCTTGGCAAAAGCCACGCTTGCACAAAAACTTACTTGGGCTTAGTCGAGAGCGGAGCATCCGCTCATGGCTACCTACACAGTTACAAACAAGTACCTAATTGATGACTTCGCCGTACTGCAACTCCTGACCCCCAGCGAGATTGCAGTCGGCCAGTCAATCACGGTCGCAGGCGTTGACGCCACGTTTAACGGCACCTACACGGTGCGCGCATTGCCACAGTATTTGTTTATTGGCGTTGACACGCAGGGCGATCTGCTTTACGACTACCAATTGCCAATTGCCGATCAAGTGCTTTACGCCAAGACCGCCGACAATGTTGAGCGTGTCGCCGCGTCTGGCACCGTTTCGTATGACCCTGTTTGCACATGGGTAACTGCCGCGCAGGTCATGTCTTACCTTGGCATCACGATCACGAACCCGTCTGACGATTACACGCTGCTCACGCAGTCCGTGTCGGCTGGCAACCAGTTTGCATATCGCAGGCGTCAGGAGTCGGGCTATATTGACTCCCTAACGACCTCTCCTGGCGGTGACGCAACATTGGGCACTTTGATGTATTGCGCCGCTCTATGGCGCTCTAGAGGCTCAATAGAGGCAACCTACGCCACGTTTGACGGCATGGGCTCGGCACCCCAGCAAAGCCTGACCCCGATCGTCAAGCAGCTGCTTGGCATCCCTCGTCCAGCGGTTGCCTAATGTCGTACACAGACCTGTTCAACGAAGCGATTGATGACGTCACAGCAACGCTTACCGCGGTAACTGGGCTCCGTGTAATAAATGATGCAACCAAACTTGTTAGTAACTCGGTTTATTTAGACGCGCCAAACTTTACGACTTTTGCAGGTAACGGCAATGTGGTGCGCCTTGAGTTCCCCGTCAAAGTAATTGGCTCGGGCCCAGCAGGTCTGCCGGTACTGCGTCAGATTCTTAGCATTGTTGCAACCGTGCTTGGCTCAAAGATCATCGTGATGGGTGGCCGTCCGTCAAGCCTCGAGATCGGTGGCGCGTTGTATCCGTGCTACGACCTTGATTGCGCTATCCAAGCCCAGACTTCGTAATCCACAACTAAGCAACACAAATCATCTACTATCAGAACATAACCTAAGGAGCATTTATGG